AACAAAATTTAGATTACTTAGCTAAAACAAATAATATTAAAAGATTACAAACTGCAGTTCGTGCAGACTTTGGAATTGGAATTAGATTTGCTAAATGGCTAGGATTTACTAATGAAGGATTAATGAAACACTATGGATTTGATGGTGCTGATCATTATAGATTTGCGAGGATTTACTAATGGCATTTGCAGCACCAGCAATACCTTATGTAGTAGCAGGATTAGGATATGCACAATATAAAAATCAAGGAGCTCAAGGAAAATTTAATCAAGATGTTCAAAATCGTAATGCAGAAGTTGCTAAACAAGAAGCACAAGCAATACAAGATCAATTACAATTTGATTTAGGAAGAGCAGATGAGGCATCACAAAGAGCAGTTGGAAAAACAGAAGTTTCTATAGCAAAATCTGGAGTTGATATAGGATCAGAAACAGCAAATAGAATAAGATTTGCAAATGCTAAAGAAAAAGAAATGCAAGATAAAATTATGAAATACAATGCTGATGTTGGTACTGCAAAAAAATATGAACAAGCAAATTATTTTACAATACAGGGACAGGTTGCTAGACAAACTGCTAAGACAGCACAAATTGGTACACTAATGAGTACAGGAACAAGTTTAATGTCAGCAGCTAAATATTCATAATATGCCAAGAAATTATAAAAAAGAATATAACAATTATCATTCTAGTGAAGAACAAAAAAAAGATAGAGCTGGTAGAAATGGTGCTAGAAGAATGTTAAAAAAGAAATATGGAAGTAGTTTACTTGGTAAAGATGTAGATCATAAAGATAGAAATCCAAGAAATAATAATATGAATAATTTAAGATTACAATCTAAATCAGAAAACAGAGCAAGGAATCAATAATGCCAAAAATACCTACATTTATAACAGAAGCTAGACCAACAGCAGAAGTTGGTGGAGTTGTATCTGGAATACAAGTTCCTGTTACAGCTCCATTTACTGGAGTACAATCAGCACTTACAGATTACTATATACAAGAAAAGAAAAAAGAAGCTGCTGTTAAAACACTAGATTATAAAAATCAATATTGGAATGATTCTGAAGATGGAACTGAAGGTTTATTTTCAATTAAAAATAAACATGAAAACAATCCAAATACTACAGATGCTATTAATGGAATGAAATTAGATGGTAAAAATTATGAAACATATCTAAATAATAAACTACAAGGTGAAAGTGATTATTTAAAACAATCTGTTCTTGCAGAATTTAAAGCAGATTTAAATAGAATGTCAATTTCTGTTCAAGAAAAATCACAAGATGCTTTAGACAAAAAACAAGGAATGTTAGCTAAAAATATTATATCAACAGAAATAGCTGTTTCTGGAGATAATCCAGCATTACTTGCTACCTCAAAATATAAAATTGAAAAAGCATTAGAAGATTTATTTCCTAATAATCAAATAAAAAAACAACAATATATTGAAGAAGGAAAAACTGCACTTGATGAACTTGTTGCAACAAGACAAGTTATGTCATCACCAACACAAGCTAAATTAGATTTACAAAATCCAAATATATATACAAACTTAGATGCTACAAAAAGAGTAACTTTAATTAAACAAGCTGAAGAAGGAAGTTATAAAATAAAATCTTCTCAATTACTTGACGCTACAATTCCAACAAATTTAACTGATTTAAAACAACTTGTTCAACAAGAATCAACAATAAAAAATAAAACATTTAATGGAAATAAAAACTTACAAAATCTTTATAATTCTTTTAATGAAGTAGAAAAAGTTAAATTTGAAGCAGACTTTAATAGCAGAGTTAGAGATGTTAGAAATGATGTTCTTCTTAATCAAGCCGCACAATTAAATGCTACAAAAAGCAAAGCTATTTCTGAAGTATCAGCTACAGTTAATGATGTATTGGAACAAAGAAAAACTAATCAAGAAATAGATTCTGATAGAAATTTATCTCCAGAAATTAAAAATCAATACAAACTTATAAATGATAAACTAGCTAATAATAAATTTTCAAACCAATCAAATTTTGATACTAATTCAAAAATTACAGAAATGATTCTTGATGGAACAATAAAATCTCCAGTAGATAAATTTAAAATAGGAAAAGAAATAGAAGCTAAATCAATACTTGAAAGATCAGGAGAAGGTATTAATAAAACTGATGTATTAAGATACCAAGAAATTTTTTCTCAAAAATCAGATACAACATATATTAAAAATCAAAAAGAATTTTTTAATTTTATAAATAAAAATGTTAATTTAATAAAAGGAGGAGATAAAGTTTCTTCTGTTGATCCTTCTACTAATGACAGAATTAATAGATTTAAAGATGAGATGTATTTTAAATTTCAACAAGGAATAAAAGATGGAAAATCTAGTAGTTCATTATTAAATGAATCAAATTTTTTTATAAAAAATGAAGATTATATTGGAAACAATATTTCGTCTTATGTCCCTTCAACATCTGATATTCTTAAATCTATTAATGATTCAGTATCAAAAGCAAAAACAAATGCTAATAATATTAATCCACCGCCTGCAAGACTTCAAGACGAAACTCCAAGCCAATATTTAAAAAGCGATAGATACTTAAACTGGAAAAAATCACAAGGTAAATAATGCCTGATAACACTAATGATATTTTATCTTTAGCTGGTTTTAGCAATAGTGAAATACAAAGTAATTCAGAATCTCAAATAAATGATTTAGCAGTTGCTGGATTTGATACTAATGAAATTAAACAATATGTTGGGATAAATGAACCTGATACAAAAAGATTGCAGGATTATTGGAATGGTGTTTCAACTTTTGTTAAAGGAAATAGTCAAGAAGATTATGGTAACGATCCAAAAAAATTCTTTCAACATTACTATGAAAGGGGATTAGGAAAATCATTAGTACCTATTATTAATGCTTATAATAAAGGAACAGGATTGCCAGAGGCATTTAATCAACCTCAAGATGGAGGAGTTCTAGGTAAAATTGCTGAAGGATTAGGAACTATAACTGGAGACTTAACTGGATTTATACCTACTGCATATGCTGTTAGTAAAGCAACTCCAGGAGGATTAAGAGGAAAGGCTATAACAACTTTTGCTGTTGGTGCAATAACTCCAATGGTAAAAGAAATGTATATAGATGCATTAAAGGAGAATAGAACAAATAGTTTTTTAGATTGGTATAAATCTTTTATTGATGTTGGAGTAAAAACTGGAATAGAAGAAGGAACAAAACTTACAGCATCAATACTTCTTCCTGCTGCTTATGGAGTAACTGGTATTACAACAACTGCATTAAGCCAAGCTGCTATTTATGAAGGTATTGGATCTATATATAATCGTCATTTACCATCAGCAGAAGATGCTGTTGCTTCTGTTGCTTTATTTGGTTTATTTGGAATGAGTGAAAGAGCAGTTAATAAATCTTTACAAATAATTAAAAAAGAAAATATAACAATACCTGAAATTGTTGATGCAGCTTCAAAAAATCCAGTTATTAAACAAGAATTAGTTAGTCTTAATAAAGACAAACCAACTGCTTTTTTAACAGAGGCTGAAAAAAAAGATATAGAACAAATTGGTAAATCAGAACCAAATCCTATTATAGAAATAGAAAGTTTAAAATCTGAAATAGAAAAAATAAAATCTGAACCAGATAAAAAAATACCAGAAGATATAAAGGCAACTATTAAAAACTTAGAAGATAGTATTCCATCTTATGCTAATACATTAAATTATGAAAGACAAGGATCAACAAGATATAATGAATTAAAAAGTCAATTAGATAATTCTACAAAACAATTAAATGAATTAAAATCTAAATATCAAGATGATAAACAATCTAGAATTATAGAGTTAGAAAAAAAATTATCAGAAAAAAATAAAAATATTCTTAACAGTGAAGAATCACTTGATCCTGATATTGCTAAAGTAAGATCAAAGATTAAATCTACTCCTATTTTTGATAATCCAACTTTAAAGGAATACGCAAATGTATTTTATACTCATGTTTTTGATAAACTTCACCCAGTTTTTCTTGCTGTAAAAAAAGTTAATGAAAATGGGATTGCATATACAAAAGGTGGAAAATTAGATCCATATGAAAATATGAGATCTCAACCTGGTGTAATTTCTATTGCGTTAAATTTTATACTTAAATCACCTATTAAATTTAAAGATTCAAAAAATATTGGTGAATCTTTTGATACAATAATTAAACCAATAAAAAATGATGCAAAAGCAAGATTAGAACTTGATGACTATCTAGCTTCTAAAGCATCAATAGAAAGAACATCACAAGGATTTGAAACTGGAATTGATCAAGTTGCTGCAAAAAATGTAGTTAAAAAACTAGAAGCAAAATATGAAGTTTATGCAATTAAATTAAAAGAATATCAAAATCATGTTTTAAATTATTTAGTAGATTCTGGTTTATTAACTACTGAAGTAGCAAAAGCATTTAATGAACTTAATAAAAATTATGTTCCTTTGCATAGAATAATGGAAGATAAAACAAATGCATCTTCTTATATTAAACAATCTGGAAGTTCTTTAAAAAGATTTAAAGGAGATAAATCAGACATAATATCTCCTCTTGAAAGCATTGTTAAAAATACTATGGCTCTTATTCCTCTTGCTGAAAGAAACAAAGCATTTATTGAATTTATTGAAATGATTGAAGCTAATAAAAAATTATTTCCTGAAATAAATAAATCAACAAAAACAAATGTTATTGAGATTCAAAAAGAAGAATTGTCAAAATTTGTTGATAATCCAGAAATGCTTACTCAAGATAGTATAAAAATTTTTAGAAAAAATAGTCAAATAGTTTCAGACACTGAAATTGCAATATATAGAAATGGAAAAAGAGAAGTATGGAATGTTGGAGTTGATATAGCTAAAGCATTAAAAAACGTAGATCCATCAATGAACATTGTAATGAAAGCAATTAGTAAATTTTTATCAATTACATCTACAGGAGTTAGAGTTGGTTCAACATTAATACCAAATTTTTTTATTAAAAACGCAGCTAGAGATACAATACAAGCAACAATAAATTCACAAAGTGGTTTTAAAATTGGTATAGATTCTTATGTTGGATTTTTAAATGCTGTAGATGGTGCTAGAGGAATTACAAATAAAGTTTATTCTGATTGGTTAAAATCAACTGGTACTCAATCTACTTTTCAATCTTGGAATAGAGATTATTTTAAAAATGAATTTGGTGATTTTAAAAATGAAAATGTTAGGTGGTATAATAAAATTACTAATTCTTGGGAAATGTTAAAACTTATTTCTGAAGTTACAGAAAATGCTCCGCGTATTGCAGAGTTTAAAAAGGCTTATGATAAAGCAATAGCAGAAGGATTATCTGAAAGAGATGCTTTACGTAGAGCTGGTTTTGAAGGAAGAAATCTTACTATAGATTTTCAAAGGATAGGAGCATCTATAATTTCTCTTAATAGAATATCTGCTTTTTTTAATGCATCATTACAAGGAACAGATAAAACTATTCAACAAATAAAAGATCCAAGAACAAGAGCATCTGCATTAATTAGAACTGGTTATTATATAACTTTACCAAGCATGCTTATTTGGTGGTTAAATAAAGATAATGAAGATTATAAATCAGTTTCTGATGTTCAAAAAGATTTGAATTGGATTATTATAACTGGAGAAGGAAAAGATGCTGTAAGATATAGATTGCCAAAACCACAGTTTATTGGTCAAATATTTGGAACTGGAATAGAAAAACTTTTAGATGCTTGGTATCGTTCAGATCCAAAAGCTGTTAATAATTATTTTAAAAATCTTATTTCAACAACAATAACTAATTTAGCTCCTATTCCTGATTTTGCAAAACCTTATATACAGAGAAAATTTAATTATAATTTATTTACTGAACAACCTTGGATTCCTGCTTATTTAGAAAATATGCTTCCTGAATATCAATATACAGAATATACAACTGAATCTGCAAAGTTAATTGCTAAAGCAATTAGAACTGTAACAGGTGATGAGTCTAAAATAGGATCTCCATATCAAATTGATAGTGCTGCATTAGATTGGTCTGGTGGTATTGGTAAATCTATATTATGGATGACAGATCAAGCATTAATTAAATCTGGTCTTATAAAAGATCCAATTAAACCAGATCAATCAATAGCAGATATACCAATCATTGGAGCTTTTGTTGTTAGAAATCCTGGGTTTAATTCATCGTACATAACTAGATTTAATGAAGAGTATAAAAAAATTGAAACTAGAGTAAGAACTGTTGATGCTCTTAGAAAACAAGGAAATGATGAAGCAGCTGATTTTGAACTTGCAAAAATACCAGCTAATAAATTACTTATGATTGATACACATGAGGCATTACTAGAAAAACAACAAGCTATAAAAAATATATATAATAATAAAGATTTTAAATCATATGAAAAAAGACAAATGATTGATGAAATATATAGATCTGCTATTAAAGATGCTAAAAATGAACTTACAAGATTAAAAATAAATAACTAATAGACACAACCATTAAAATATAATAAAGGAACTTTATGACAATATCCTCAACTACAGTTAAAGTCAGTTATTCTGGTAATGGTTCAACTACTGTATTTGCTTATACATTCAAGATATTAGACGATGACGAAATTCAGGTTATTATAAGATCTTCTACTGGTACAGAAACAGTTAAAACAAAAACAACTCATTACACAGTATCTGGTGTTGGTTCATCAGGGGGTGGAAACATTACATTCCTAACAGCTCCTACTGCCACACAAA